TAATTTAGAATCAAACGATTCTAACACTAATTTTTCATCCATTAAAATACACAGATATTTGTTGTGTATTTGTGGAATTCTTGATGCTTCATCATCAAGATGATTTGTGTCAATAACGGTGTCTATTTCTGCTTGTGCTTTTATTTGTTCGATGTTCATAATAAAAATTATATAATATCAGGGGTTTGAAGTCAATACATCAACTTCATAATGTGTATATGCAAATGTAGCAGTTGCTATAATTGGATCTGTGTCTGGTAGTGAAGAATCAAAATCTACACTACTTACAAATGTGGGATAAATGTTTTTATATTTGATTGTTATAATTGGACGATATGCACTGTTTAAAACCAAAAGATAAGCATTTGCTACTTTTTGATGTTCGTATAATGTTTCAGTATTTCTATTATATGAAAGACCAATATCTTTGATCCAATTATGAATTTCCAACCAATTTTTCATATTTTCGTCAACAGCAAACCCTATTTGTAGGTCTTCATAAACATATGAAGTTCCAGGTCTTCTTATTGAAACACCAGTTGGGTTTGATTGTACTGTTGTCCCAAAACTTAATGATGGTATATTTGCTCGTTGGCAAAAATATGTAAGCGTTGGACAACGAGTTAAAATAAATCTAAACTTATTATTTGTTAGATTATTATGTGTCGTTGGTTGGAAAAAGTTTTCAAATAATGCATCACCAGGCAAATCGCGAATGATGCTATCTGGTACATTTTGGATTATGATCTGATCCAAGTTGTTTGGCATATTAGTATTTATAAAAGAAAACCCAGGGGTATTTCACCCTGGGTTCTCGGTTTAGTTATTTCGATCTATCAGGCGGTGTTGCCGTGGAGATTTGTAACTGCGAAGAGGCGGTAGTAAGCATTTGTGCTTGCTTGTAAACCATCATCGTTTGAAGCGGAGAAGGTTGAATTTCTTCCACCAGCAAATGGATTGGCAACTAGACCGTAACGAGTCTTGAATCCAATCTTGGGTTGGAAGGTATCCTGACCGACTGCTCTGACCATTTGTAGTGGAACGTATGGGCAGTAGAAGAATCCTGCGTCATATGGTGATGTTCCCTTGTAACCAACGGTGACGAAGTTAACGTTGTTGGCAACGAATGGATCGATATAAACCTTGAACTTATTGTTGAGTACACCAGCGAAGACATTACCAGTATCATCTACTTGCATGTCTACATTGAGTGCTGGTGAGAGATTGAGGAATCCACCCATTGCGAGTGCTGAAGCAACGTCAGCGGAGCATACGATGAAATTACCCTTTCCTCTACGAGTATCCTTAGCAATTTGATTTGCTTCGCGTTCAATTTGGAACATAAGTCCACGGAAGCGTTCTGCTGACCAACGACCGTCTGAGTCATTGACGAGATCGTATACACCACCAACACCGCCACCAACTGCTCCTGCGAGATCAGCATTTTGGCAACCAGTCTTAGCAACATAATACATTGCTCTGAGAATTTCGCGGTTAATTTCGTTCATGATTTCAACCGAGAGAATATTAGCAAGTTCTGCTTCAGCATCAAGACCGTGAACAGCACGAAGATCTTGTGCAAGTTCGGTTGTATATTCTGCCTTGAGAGCGCGTGAGCGTGCTTGTACTGCGACTCTTTCAATACTGAATGCCATTTCACGGAAATCTGATGTTGCTGTATTTGCACCAAGAGATTCTGCGGTTGTTGTTAACATTCCGCGGAATTGTGAGAATGTATCAAGGCGTGTAATGTATGTAACACCATTACCCATTGCTCCTGTGGTGAATACACCAGCAGATGAACCAGTTAAAAGAACTCCGTAGTTTTGTCCACCAGGACCAGATGCACCACAAACACCAGAGAACTTAGCCCATGGTTCATCAAAGAGTGCTTCGGTTCCGAGCGTATAACCAGAAGAATCGTTTCCGTAACGAGCGCGCATTGCAAAGATAAGTCCAGTTGGAGCACTCATTGGTTGAACGCCAGCGATGTCATATGCTACGACGTTTGGCATTGCGCGGCGAACAAGTGAGATGAGGACTGGATCATAACCAGCAAAGTTTCCTGCTGCACCAACTTGACCAGTGGTGAAATTACCACCGATGCCGATTGGTCCCATTGTATTTTCAAAGAGGTTTCCTGATGCTCTTTCTTCTGCCATTGCCCTCACTTGATTTTCAAGAAGGACTGCTGTAACTCTCTTCTTGTGAAGATCGTTAATTGATGGCATATCTGAGTGATCAAGAACTGGTGACCACTTTTCTACTAATTGATCATAGGGTGACGTATTATTAAAATCTAATGACATTGTTTTCTCTCCTGTATTCCTTTTTATTTATTATTTTTTATTTTTCAAATATTGTTGTCCTTGACACTATTTGGATTGATTAAAGACGCTAAACGAGCAACTGAAGAATTTTCTGGAATGACTCTATCTACCTTTGGTCTATTTTTGTTTAAAAGTGAAAGAGTATTTACTACATTTTCCATGAGTGGATCTGAATTATTGGAACCAACAAATGATGCGTCTTCAGTTAGTGGAACCTGACCGAAAGACTGTGAAGAAAGTGTTTGCTTTGTTGTGGATGAAGGTGCTCTATTGAAGTATGATTCTTTAAGAAGAGCAACTTTCTTTTCATATTGCTCAACATTCTCAAATTCAACCCCTTCTGCTAATTTAGCAAGTTTTTCAACTTCTGTATCAGCAAGACCGGATGCTTGTCTCATGAATGCTTCAGCGCAAAGATGTGCGGTGACTTCATTCTTAAGATCAATATTTTCCTTGATCATTTTATTAAGATTATTTTGAAGTTCTTCGTTTGCTTCATAGATGTCATCAAGAATATTGTATTTTTCTTGTGGAACATCAATGAATGAACTTTCAAATAGATCCTTAAGACCATTGATAAAGTTTTCAGCAATTTCGGTACGAAGACCGCGTTCAACTGCTACTTTATTTTCAGTCATCCATTCTTCAACAACGTAATTTAAATAACCATCGATGTGTTCGACAAGATTATTTGCTGTATTTGCTGTTGATTCTGCAATAACTTCTTTTGCTGCTTCAGCTTGTTCTTCAATAAGTTCTTTTGCTGCTTCAAGAATATGTGCTTCAATTATAGAGACACGTTCATTGATTGCTGCTTCAAAGATTGTTTTTGCTTTGAATTTGAAGTTCTCACTGAGTTCTTCACCATCAAAAAGACTGGCAAGATAATCAACATCTTCTTCTTGAACTTGTTGTTTTTTGCCTTTCTTTTTTGCGCCACCCGGACCACTAATTGATGCCATATTACCAGCGGCAGTTCCTTGATTTGCTACTGGGATAGCACCAATCATTGCTCCCTTTCCTAAAGCGTCTTGGTATAATTGTGTAGATGCGTACTCTGCGTATGGGTTGTTTTCTGCCATTTTTGGTTCTCCACTTTTTCTAAAAACTATTTAGTATATTTAATATTTAGACCACTATTTATTTCTTAATTTAGCAATATTAAATGCTCTTGCTCTGACTAATCTTTTTCTTCTTTCCGCTTCTATATTTTTACTGTACTCGTCTACCTTCGCGGCAATTTGTTTTCTTTTAGCAATATTTTTAAGTTCACTAGTAGAAGACTCTTCTCTACTCTTCATGGTTTTTGCCAATAGCGGATTCATAAATCTAGCATGAGTTAGTGCGGTTTCCACCTCATGTCTTTCTTTCGCCATATTTAATAACGATTCATATTTTTCACGTCTTGATTTATTAGTAGGTACTTTTGGATATTTTGCTCGAACTTCTGCATGTGTTGGATACGTTGTTATTATTTGACGAACATAATCAGGATCTAATCCTTGTTTTCTTAATAATATATTTTCGTCTTTTGTAAGATTTGTATCTGCAATTTGATGCAAATCGGATTTAAGTTCACCAGCAGATTTTTGCAAATCTCTTGCAACTTTATAACCTAGTTCTTTGACCAAAGATCCCATCTGTTGAGCACCATATCCAATTCTTTTTGCTATTGGTTGCAATGCTCTTACGATTGGTTTATTAATATTTGCTAATGGTTGCAATGCTTTTGGAATCGGAGGAAGTCTTACTTCCACTATAGAAGATGCCATATGAGGAATTCTTTTTTGAATGTAAGAATTCACTTCTTCAGTAAGATACTTGTCGTTAGAATAATTTGTCATATGCTTCTTAAAAATTTAGCAAATAAATTAATTGTTTGTTCTTCTAATTTTTTCTTTGGAATTCTTTTTAATTTCTTTTCATATTCAGATATTTCTTTTTCAATTAGAAGACCATTATCCCAGATCCATTCTTTACCTTCTAAGATTCCATCAACAAATGCATTCGGTGCGGATGGATCGGCAACAATATCAATCGCCGCTAATGTAAAGTCTTCCTTTACATAATTTACTCCACCTCGTTTTTCTAAACTTCCCATTCCTCTTGAAGATACACCAAGTTTAGCACCAGCATCAATTAGATTTTTTACAATCTTACCCATTGGTGTGTCAATTATTTTTGCTTCTCCCAGTATTTGTTTACCATTTTCTTTTAAATTGGTAATCATGTGAGAAACGCGATCTAAATTAACTGTTGGACCTGATGGATGGTTTAATTCGCCAAGAGCACGATTTTTATTTACATACTCATTGATATATCTGCTGGTTTCTTTTTTTAGAATCTTACCTTCGTATATACGACCATTACGATTCTGTGTGTCACTTTCCATCATGACACCACGAAGTTTATATGTTTTACCCCCAGACTCATTAGATTCAACGAGGGTTTGAATGTCTTCAACTGTTTCTGTAATGAGTTTCATTGGGGTTCCTTTTCAATAATCAACGTCACCGATTGTTCTTTTCGTTGCTGGTGCTGTTGTTTTTGGAGTATTTTCTTCTTCTTCTTCAGAATTTTCTTCATCTTCACTGTCTTCTTCTTCGTCTTCATTCATTGCTTCTAGTAATTCATCAGCAAGTTCTTTAATTTCATCTTCTGATAATTTTTCACCGAGTTCTTCTTCGATTTCTTCAACTAAAGAAAATAATTCTTGTTCGAATTCTTCAGCAATTGCTTCTAGTTCTTCATTTTCTTCTACAGATTCATTTTTTTCATCTTTTTTACCTTTACGAGCACGAAGTGCTTTAAAATCAGCAGCGTCAATCTTATCTTTATCTCCTGCTAATTTAGCAATTCTCATTTGATTTGCTGTTAGTTCTTTCTTTTCACCCTTCTCTTCATTAAACACTGATGGGGCAAAATTTACTAATTTTTCTTCAAGTGAACCACCCAATTTAGAAAGAAGTGCTTCGTTAATTAACTTTTTAGCATTTACCAAGTCCTCTGCGACAAGTGCCTTAAAAATATCTTTTGAATTTGACATATTATTTCTCCTAAATTTATTTATATTATTTTTGTTGTTCTTGATCAACTAGTCCCAATTGCTGCATTTGTATTTGTTGTTGAATTTGCTTCTGACGATCAATTTCCATTTCTTGATCCATCTTTGCAATTTCTTCATCTGTTTGTTTTAGTATATTCTTTCTAACATATTTTGTTGAGAAGAATAGACCATTATATTGACCAATAGTATTTAACATATTAATACGTTCAGCTAGAATTTCATTTTCTTTAAGATCTGTGAAATATGAATCTTTGCTGTATTTTAATTTCATATCTTGATATACTCTAGACCAATCATCTGATGTCATAATACCTTTAAGTAAACATTGTTTCTTAAGTATATCCAAAAATAAAGTTGAAAATTTATTTTGAAGTCTTTCAATAAACTTATAAAATTTAACTTCATCTCTGGTGATTTCAGAACTTCTTCCAAGATTAAAACCAGTTTGAACTTCCATTCGGGTCAACGGTACATTCAATGCTCTGTATAACTTTCTAAGAAGATATTCAACATCCTCCATTTGTCCTAGATTTTGACCACCAGCAAGAGTGGTAATTTCTGTTCCTTTACCACCTTCTCTTCTTGGTAACCAATAATCTTCTAACATCGACATATGATTTCGTTGATCTTTAATCTCACCCGTTGAAGAATCGTATGTTAATTTATTACGATATCTATTCATGAGATCTTTAATATATTGTTCTGCTTTTTGTTTAGGAAGATTACCAACATCAACATAGAAAATTCTACGTTCTGGTGCTCTTGATATTCTATAAACAACCATTGCATCTTCGGTTTGACGAAGCATGTTGAGTGGGCGTATTGCCTTGTGTAAATGACCCACAACTCTCTTACTTGTTTGATCTATAAAACCAGAATGGCAATATGCGATTGAATCTGGAGAAATCTTAACTCCAGTTTGAGGTGTGCTTGCCATGGTATTGCTCACTTCAAAATCAGTGTAAACATAATATTCCTCAATGTTTTTAACAAGAGGAATTGCACTGTTGTTCACTCGTTTTACTTGCTTTTGTACTTTACGAATCTTTTTGATTTTAATGGGATCAATCGCTCTTAGTTCTTGAATTCCACGTTCTGGATGTTCCATATCAATTATGCATTGATAATATATTTTTCCATCGACATACCATCTTCTAAAAATATCATACCCTCTATTTGAAAAATCTAAAAGTTTAGATACTTTATCAAATTCTTGCATGACCTTTCCTTTAATATTATCAGAAAGATCTGTATTATCTAATATTAGACGAATAGCAGTATTTTGCCCATCGAACACTATTGCTTGAGTAACTATATCTTCAATTGCCATATCCACTTCTGGATAAAGTGACATACTTCGATATTGTCTAACTAATGAATTTTCATCAATAAATGAACCAGCAAAATCATAAACTGACGACATGAATCCGCCAGTTTCAAGAACCTGTGTTCCATCATAATTTTCAGGAGCGACAAATGAGGCATTAGATGGACCATCTCCCGATAGTCCACCTAATGTGTTTATTCCCTCAGTAGGATTTTTATTAAAAGCAAAACCAAAAAGATCAGAGAAAAAAGACATTTATTTTCCTTATATTATTCTAAAATTGGTTCCCAGTAATCGTATGCGATTTGGACCGTGAATTCTGAAAACGAATCTGCGAGATCATAGTTAAGAGTGACTGGTCCTAGATCCACTGGAAAACAATTCTTTAATTTGATTGCTTTATTAAAATTTCCAACGTCTTGTGTGTTTTCTGGTGAGTTAGTATCATTTGGAACTATATCGCTGTAATACACTGTCCAGTCTGTTGCAACGTTATAGTCTATTTGATTGGTGTTTCTACCGCTAAGTATTTCCATCCACTCTTCAAATGCCTTACGAAGATCTTTTGCGGGAGCATTTGATTCGTAGACGTTAATTGCCCAGTCAGCATATACACGCTCACCAGCAAATTTTACAACTCTTCCTTGCCATGCCACGTTGATGGCACCTATGGTTGAACCTGGAAGATCTGCCGCTTTTACATAAATTCTAAGATCTTCTGGTGCTATTTGCGTAACTGCATCTGGAAATGTACCAATTACTAAAAATCTATTTGGTCTTACACCAAAAAAATTATTTCTGAAATCGTTTAATGTTGGCATGTTTACCCTCTTATTTTATGTATCAGAATGTAGATGAAAGATCTTTATTTGTCAAAGTAATTGTTACATAATTAATTGATGTGATTGGTTTAATTAAAATATCAGCAACAAAGTAATTTGCTTCAATAATTTCTGGTGTATTGTTAGATTCATCACATATCACTCTATACGATTGAATTCCTCTTTGACCAACTACTCTGTCTAGGAAACCTTCTGCTGCAAGTTTAAATCGTGAACGAGTTATTGAATCATTTTGTTCAAAAAGAATTGATCTTGCAACAGGAGCGAGGGATTTCTTAACGTACATAAACAATCTAGAAACATTAATTCTTGATAATGTCGAAGTACTTGTTTCTCCGGTTTTATCTCCAAAAAGAACTGTTCCAGATCCGGGGAATGTTACTACAGGATTTACTTGATTTGCATAAAGATTATCCTGTTCTGTTGTTGTCAGAGATCTGTTAAGTCTGAGAACATTTAATATTCTTCCTCTTTTATCTCCTGCTGGGGAGAACCAAGGATATGCATCTCTATCTGTTCTTACTAAACAACCAGCAACATCTGCGGTCAGAGGAGTTGTTACTGTATATAATCCGGTGGTGTCTAAATGTTGTTTTTCGCCGTAGACACGAATATAATTATAGTTATTTGTTCCACTTGGCAAAGTAACTCCGGTAATTGAAGCACCAATTGTTGCTGAATTTGATGGTGCATATACAACACCAATTACTGGTCTATCTCCACTCGACATGGCAGTTACAACATTAGTAACAGCAGTTCCATAATTATTTCCATCTCCACCACAATTTCCTCCTTGGAATATTACATCAAAACCAAGTTCTAGGAAGGCGTTAGAAGGTGTTGATGTAGTATCAAATCCTACATAACAACCTCCACCATATTGTAGGAAGTTATTAATAGGCCACCACTCTCCGGAGAATCCCGCTGAAATACCATTACCAGTGTATTGACCGTTTAAGAATGTTCCTGCACATTTACCAACGCTGTAGAATGTATTTCCTGCGGCGAAGGTTACTCCACCCTGTAATCCTACGATATAATCTGTGAGTCTTCCGTACCATTCATTTGCATCTGCAACGAAAAAATACTTATTATCTCTTTCTGCTGTAGTTCCTGCTAGTACCCTTAAGTTGTTCGTTGGGTTCCAAACTCCCCCGATTGTGCTGGAAAAATTCTCAGTCACCGGAACAACCAAAGATTCATCTATAATTTTAAATTGAACTTGTGGTCTTGACATAATTCTCTCCTTGAAATAAAATTTCTATTTATATGTATTTTTTTTTAAATTTGTATTCTCTTTAGATCCTTTTGATCTTTTTGAGATCATCCCAGGGGGTTGGAACATTAATTTTGTCAAATATTAACCAATCATCGCCATTTTGGGACCATTTTTGATTTTCCTCATGATCTTCAAAGTCATCTGTTCCGTCAGAATAGTAACCAAATGGCAACATGCTATCTTCAATTTCTTCAATATTTTTTTCATACATTGCCAATCTGACATCCATATCTGTCAAATTTTTAAAATATTGCTGTCGAGTCGCCCAAGCAAACAACACTAAACACATTACCAAGTCGTCGTTATGACCATCTTCCGCTTCAAAACTTTGCTTTTTAGATATAAATGTCGTAAATTCAGAAATTAAGTCAGCATCTTCGACGATTAACTTATCTTCTTCAATCATGTTCTTAAGAACTTGACAACCTACTTTTTTGGTCATGACTGAGGTTTTTACACCCATCTGAACTTTTTTAACAGCACCAAATCCTTCTGTAATAATTTGACCTTTTCTTCCCATCATGGCAGTTTTGACAATATTTTCATACTCTAAATCAGTATGAAGAACATTTGCTACTTCAAATCCGATACTATTGATTTCAATGAGAACATAAGCATTATTATATTTTCTGGCAACTGTTTTCAGAACTGAAGCAAATAATAAAGGGGAAACTGTATTGTTTCTATATGTTGCGACTACTTTATAAGGAAATTGAGTTACATCAATTACCGTAAGTGCGGTATAATCTTTTCCCTGTCCTTCGGCAACGTCTGCGGTTATAAAATAAATGTGATCGTATGATTTATCATTATCTGGATCTTTTCGAACAGGTTCCTGATAAATGTTCATACCATCTTTAGTACGCAACACTGGTTTGGTATAAACCAAGGTGTGAAGTTTGTCTGCCGATATTAATGTATTGGAACTACCCAAGAAGTCACATTCAAACTCTTGCTCGAATTGTTTCTCCGAGGTTTTAGAAATCATTTCTTTTTTCCATTGCTCATCACGCAATGGACCACCTGGATATTTTGGAACCTGACTCCAGTGAACCTCAAATGGTACATAACCGTTTTGACTATTGATTGCACCCTTCCAATAATAATAGAACATATTTAATCCGTTAGGAGTTGATATGATAAACATCTTGGTTGACTGACCAGATGTAATGGTTGGGTAAACGGAGGTAAAGAATTCTTCCGCAATCTGAGTAGGAATGTGAGCAAACTCGTCAAGCAGAATACAGTTGAACGAACCACCACGAATAGCAGAGGATGATGTTGCCGCTGCTAAAATTCTAGAACCGTTTTCTAAAACAATCGAACCCTTATTCCATTCGATTACTCCCTGTTGCAACCACTTTGGCAAATATTCATATGCCATCTTAATTCTGCCTAAAATTTCAATAGCAGTGGATTGTTTATTTGCAAGAATAGCAACGTTCATATTTTGATTGAATAAAACATAATGTAAAAGATAAGCACCCACTGTAGTTGTCTTTCCAACCTGACGAGGTAGTTTACCAATCACGAATCTATTAGCGTGTAATTTTGTAATCAGATCTTTTTGAAAATCATACATTTCAAAAGGAACAAGACCTTTATCTACAGCAACAATCTTTACATATTTTTCAACAAAATATACAGGATCATTAGCACATTTTATGTACTCTTGAACTTGTTCTGGGGTAAATTGTTGTTGTACGCCTACGGGTTTTAGATTTGGGTTTCCAAGATATCCATCTTTTTTAGCTGTCATTTTCCACTTCTTCCGTAGGTATTGCTTTTAATTGACTACGAGACTGATTAATTAAATTTTGAAGATCTCTTGTAGATCCAACAAATATAGAATTATTTGTTGTATTTTTAACTACTTTATTTGCTCCAAGTGCATCGGCAGTTGTCTTATGCATATTGATTAGATCAGTATTCACTTCGCTTATAGTTTTAATTAGTATTGATGCTACTTCATATGCTCTTGGCGAATCTCCTGCTTCTGCGACTTTCATGATTCCATCAAGAGATTCAAATCCCTTTTCAATTAATTCTTTCATATTTCTACGAGCAGAATCAAAATCTTGTCTAATTTGATCTTTTCGTTTTATTTTTACTTCTGTTACAATCGGAATTAATTCATTTTTTTGTTTTGGTTCATCATACGCAATATCTAAAATTTCTGATAACTTTTGATCAGATGTTTTATCTTCACTCATGGCCAATCTCCAATCACCAAAGTGGTGTTTCCAGTAATAAAGTCTCCAGTATAACCAACATCTCTCACATAATTACTTGCGGCAGTAGTTCCCGAACCTTCAAAGAAGTTGACATCAGTTCTTTCAATAAGACCTCCAGTTCCACCACATATATTTGGATATATGTAACTCTTACATGTAAAATCAAAAGTACTAATTAGTGCTCTTCTGTTTTCAAATGTTCCCTCATAATCTTCATTGAGATTTACACTATTTAATATAAACGGAATGTCCACACTGTCATGAACATCATTCATTTTTATAGTTACTGTATAATCTGGAGCAAAATAAGGCAATATTTGCTCAATGATTTGTAACATATCATCCATATTTCTTGTAAAAGCATATAATGAAAAGTTTATATTGTATGGAACTTCTGCATATACTTTTTTCAATGCTCCACTCACAACTTCTGCTCTCTGAGTCAATCTGTTTAATTTTCTTGATGGATCATATATCATAGTTGTGATTTCAAATCCTAATTTTGGAAGAACGATTTGAACTCTACTATTTTTAGATAAACTACTCTCTTGAGTTAATTTCCATATAAATTTTTCTTTACTTCCATAACTTAAAGGAACACGAATCTTTTGTTGTTCTGATCCATCTTCTTCAAATCTTGTTACATAAACAGATTCAAATAGTGATCCAAAAGCAATAACTATTTTTCTTATGGATTCATTATAGAATGATTGTGTTACTGTAAACATTATGTACACTCCTCTGAGAATGGATTATCTCGACTGAAGTTTAGATTATTATCTGCTTCTTCAGCATAAACATCATTTTCTATTTCACCAACACCAGAAATTGGATCTACTGAAAGGTTTATATTTGTTTGATCTACGTCTAACAAATAATATTCTACTCCATTGACTTTATTTTTAATTGTTTGAGTTCCACTAACACCAGAAACAAATGTTCCCGTAACACCCTTAATATACGTTGTATTTCCAGTGTATTCGACTATAATACCTTCAGCAGTGGCATTTGCATATGTTGCTCCAGCACCAGTAATGCCGTTTACCTGAAATATCTGATCTCCGCGTTTTAATGTTAGGGTTCCAGTAATCGGACTGCTCGAAAGCGTAAATGAATACATGTTGTATTTTCTTTTTTCTTCAACATCATCAATCTCTGTAACTCCGGTTTCAATATTTTCAAATGAATATGTGAAGAGTTCACATGTTAGTGTGTAAACATTAAGTGTTCCAAATTGGAAGAATGGAATCTTGTCTTCAACATAATTAATTTCAAAAATACTTTTATTAAATGGAAAGTATATCAAATCACCTTCTCTTGGAGTTCTCAATGAAGTGTTTTTTGTGTATATTTCTTGTTCAAATCTTGTTTTTGATAACTGAAGCGTAACTCTATCGGTTATATTGATACCAAATTTATTGATGATATTCATTTGACCACCGAATGCGGTGACGTTTTGAATATACATTTCAATAGTATATGCATCTTTAAATTGTGAAATTGGATCCTCTCCAAAGATAATATCACGATTTAAATATTCTCTGGGAATATAAATCATATCTCTACCCATTGCTTTGATTGTTTCTACAACCAAGTCGTCAAGTAAAGTTTGTTCGCCAATATATTCTTTGAAGTATGGATTTGTTGCCATATATTATCCCATTATGAAATCTACTGGGAGTTCGTGAGTTAAGTAGAATTCTTGTTCTATTGCTGCTATCTCTGCCATAGCATCTTGAAATATCTGTTGACCTTTGAATGTAATACCACCTGGAAGTTGAACACCATCATACTTTAACATATTTGATCCCCATTGCCTTTTAATGAGTGCTGTTAAGTATTTTTTAAGAAGACGGTCATTATATATTTTTGTATGAACATCTGGATCTAAACTAGCATATGCTTCTATGACAATATATTGTCCAGCGGATATATCTTGTGATAATGCATCAAGATAAATTTTATTTGTTACTTTGCTAAATCTAACTGATTTTTCTGGACTAAAAAATTGTTCAAGTAAACTAATATATGACATGGTTACATGATAGCCAGCAAGAGGTGTTGATTGACTTCCATTCAATCCTCTGTTTATTCCGAAATAATCGGTCAATGCCAATTGATATCTGATGTCAAACATATTAACACCAGATAATGTTCCAAATCTAAAAACTTTTATTACTGAGAGAATGTTTTCTCCATTTGGACCATCAGGATCTCCCGAAGGAGTATCAATATCTTCCAATTCAACAAATCCACGATCAATATCGGTTTGTGTCATTAAATATTTAAAATAAACTTTTTGCACTCCATCAAAATGACGTTCTTGGAAAAACTGTAATGCTTCGTCAAGACGATCTTCGCATTGCTGCTGATCTACGTTAATTTGAATTACAGGGTGTCCAAGTGTACGAAGACTGTGTTCTATAAGGGTTTGTCTTGAATTTGGTACAGACATAGAAAAACTCTCCTTATTTTATTTATAAGGAGAGTTCTTTTAATTATTTTGTTTCTTCTTTTGGAGGTGTTATTGGTGCTTCGTGTGTTTTTACTGGTATCTTTTCTATATCTTTATATGCCATTTGTTCAATATAGTATCTTCTAGTTATTGGAGCATTTGCCTCATCTGGTTTAGATTTTGAATAATTAGAAAATCCAGGCATTTGTAGCGGACAAGAAAGTTTTGGATAATCTAATTTTGAATATTCATCGCCTTCAGAAATTAACCAAGTTCCCTTTCTGTCTCCACAACCACAACCCCCACAAAAGAACTTACCAGGAGTTTGACTTTGTTTTAGATGTTCACATGGAGGTAAAATTCCTCCTTGATTTTGATTTCCAAAACAAGAAGCAACTCTCAATTGCTTCATTGGAATTGTAACTTTTTCATTACTAATGCCGCGAGATGCTATCGCCGTAGCAAAACTCTGCATCATTGTTAATTTTTCTTTAATTCCTGATTCTTTTTTTATTTCTTCTTTTCTAAAAGAAACTTGTTCTTGTTGTGTGTTTTCTGGTGCTGGATTTTGTTCTTGCGTTGTTTTATTTTTGTTTTTACAATTGCATCCCATGATATACTCCATTATGTTAAAATTATACGTCTAAAAAACAATGCAGTTTCTGTGTTCTTTTTATATATAAGAACATTTTTAAAATTATTAACTCCCAGATCTGTTGATAGAGAATGACCGTATATAAATGTTTTGTTATTTATTTTACTTTTATTTGTTGATGAATTCAAGTACTTACTGCTAAAAATACTTGAAGATATTAAATTTGCATCTAGTGACTGATTTTTGTTATAGAGATATTGACAATAAAAACTTAGTTCATATATCGATGGTAGATAATAATCTAAAAATCCATTTCGTGGTTGATTTGCTATTGTTTTTGTAAGCGCAGTTTGTATTCCATAAAAATTAGAATTATCTCCATATGTGTTATAATAACCATCCCATAATGATGTTTGATAATGAATATCTCTTTCATCTTCATTTAGAAATGGAACCGTGTATTCAACTGGATCAACAATTATTGCCCACTGTGAGGAAGTTCCACCAATATCATCACCAATAAATTTATAGGAAGAAGGTGTTCCAAAAGCAAGATTACCTCTTACTAAACTACTTTCACCATTAAGAGGTGATGGTTTGAATATTCCAATATATATTCCACCATGAAACTCATCACCAGAAGTAAGACCATAATTATTAAAATCACTCAAAGTCATTGTTTGTGATAAATATCTGTTGTTTGATTTTACTGGATTTGTTGGTTGATATGATGATGTGCAATATGGATAATTTTCATTTTGTTCTTGTACCCAATAACCAGTGCAAATTGATTCTGGAGTAATCGAACATGTATATTCATAGGTGTTTTCATCATTAAGTTCTAATTCATAACATGAACCCATTTGAAACCCTTCATATAGGCGAGTGGAAAGTGCCATTTTAGTAACGTATTCACTTTGTTCGCATTGAACCGGAATATCACCTGAATTTAATGGTGGAATTCCGCATCTTTTATTATCTGTAAAAACAGAAGGATATACATCTGTTCCTAGATTTGCACAATCAACTGAAGTGCAAACGTCTGTACAAATAATTTCTGTTGGCCAACCAGTATCAACATCAAATCCCAAATGACAACATGCTCTTGGAGCACGAACATCTTGATTTTCTTTTACGCACAGATTTTGCCAATTAGTAGAAGATAATGTTGGACATTCACCTTCAGTCCATTTTCCACCAATACGATCACATTCACATTTAGAAACATTACTTCTAACACCAGATGAAATATATGGGATTCCTGTAAATGGAGTTGAATATGTTGGTATTTGATTGAGTTCCCCTGGTGTTACATATGAACACGAACAACAGCATCCTCTTCTAATATCAACATCTGGACATGAAACTGAATTTGGATCTTCATTTTTTACAGGTATAAAATGCCCACCCTCATTAAAACATTCAATAAAGGATTTTAATGGTCCAGTTGATCCGGTGATTCCACAACAAACACCATATGAATTTAATATGGTCGAGTAATCTATTGCTGGTTTTATTCTGGATCTAAACTGTATGGTCATTTATTTTACTCTTTTAGCATGTTTCAAAATCATCACAATCATCTGTACATATTATAGGCAAACAATAGTCTTCATTATTTATAGTTATTTTTGCATTTTTTGTATATCCACTAGAGGCACATGCTGGAGTTATTGGACATGGTGGAAGTATTTCATCCTGTGAAGACCATATTGGTAAATCGAATTCTAATGGATATGGATTATCGCTTGGATTTATTCCTGGTCCAATTTGTGTTATTGTACATATTGATGGTGGTGGTTGTCCGCAACCAGAAGATTCTTCACAATCTGGAGTACATGCTTCATTAATATTACAACTGAGTCTAAATACATAATTACCATCTCCAAATTGTGAACATGAATTTGGATCACCCAACAAACTATATTCAATTGTTGGTGAATCAAAAAAATCAAAATTTGCAAAAACAGAAAACTCTGGAGTTTGTGATGTAGTTGGAGCACACTCTATATCGCCATCACAACTACAAGTAGCACAACCAGGAGCACTCTGTGTACATAATTCATTTTCAATATATTCTATAAATGTTTCCCAATTTTGATTCGGCGTGGCTGGTTTATAAATGTAGTAATAATAAGAATTTAATGTTTGATAAGTTGCATTTGTTAAATTTTCAAGACTAACGCTTGGTTTAAATATATTTTTAATTGCATTCAATAGATTCGTTTGTGTTATAGTTGAAGGCAATCCAGGAATTACATAAAAATGACCTTTATGATTAAATACAAGATCCGCCGATGTACCATCTGATCTTGTGTAACAACTATAAGATTTGTCAAATCCTAACTTATATCCTTTCCAAAATTGATTTGGAGCATCAAATTGTTCAGCAAATGATTCATTACCAATAGCAGGAATATCACATGTAACTCCATATGGACTAATTGATATTGGTGACCAAAAGATAGGTCTAGAAAGAGAACATATTTCACATTCAGTAGTAGTATTTTGACCAAAGTTATAAGTGTGTACAGTGCCACCACATGTTACGTTTCCATTTCCATCAGATGTACATGGTTCTGTTCGAACACTTATCGATGATATCCAATGACCACAAGCAGCATCACACTGTTGTTTTGTTGTAACACCAGACTGACATGCGCCATTCTTACAGCAAATTCCTTGTGTTGTTTGTTGGAAAGTGCATGTATTACAAGAACCATTTTGAGTCCAAACCTGTCCAGGTCCACTACAATCGCCTTGCGAATATTGATCTCCTAGACATAGTACTGTAGTGACACCATCCGATGTGGTTGTTTGACAACACATTCCTATTTGACCACTCCCACCACCACCTGTACATTCATCACAACTTGAACCTTCACTCCAAGTATACTTAGTGGGACAATCTTGCAAAGTTGTTTGTGTACAATTATATGGTGGACCATTTGGATCATAGCAACATCCAAGACCATCTTGTTCTTCTCCACCCCCACAAACACATCCACAACTCACATCAGCACATTGTGATCCTGGTCCCATGAACACACCATTTGCTTCTTTACACGCAGCAACTGATTGTACACTACATGTATATGTGTTTGTTTCTGCATTACAAACACAACAAGCACCATCTATTACACTATAATCACAACAATCAACACCATTACAACCAGTTGTCGTTTGCACTGATTTTCCACCAAGAACAAGTTCACATTGTGCTCTTGTATACTTTCCAAGACATTCTCCATTTTTACAACAAACCGCTTGATCATTTTCATCTTCGGAACAATAATTGTAACAAAATCTTCCTTGTTGTTTTATTTCTAGTTCAGAAAGATTTCCTGTAGGATAATTGAATCCTTCAGAATTATACTGATCACAATCAATATTTTCCCAATATTGTCCACCAAAAGTATCACACAAAGTTATTGAAACGTTTTCAATGCATTTTCCATTTGTACAGCAAACGCCATTTGACAATGTACATGACTCTTCACATGTTTTTGCTGGACTGAATGAACCAAATAATCTGTCACATACACTTTTTGAAGTATAATCAATACACTCTAGAGTTGAATCCGCATTTCTATAACAACAAGATCCGTAAATATAACCGGGAATACATTGTCTTCCTGCATTTTCAATTCCGTGACCTCTATGTGAAACTGTTGCCAACCAAGTTGCTCCAGCATCATATGACATAAGACCAATTATATTCTTACCACAAGACAAATAATTTTCATCTGGTTCAAAATAGATGTTTGTTGGGAATCTCCAAACGTCATCAGATTCAACCATTACGGTTATTGATGCAATTTCATTTTTTCTAAATGATCCCGTGATTCCCTGTACACCTATTGGTGTTTTAAGAATAAAAACACCAGCAGCATTTGCATCTAAAAATATACCTTGAGTTGTTCCATTTGTATTATTATATAATCCAGTTAAACCGACGAGAGTTCCCTTTTTAAATGGACCTACTCTTAAAATTTTTGATCCAGCGTTTAAATGGCTAGTGGTATCTGGATTTTCGGTAAATGTAAACCCAAAAGCACCACATATACCAGATTGAATATCATTAGCAATAAGAGGATGATGTTTTAAATCTGCTCCTGCTACAAGAACAGGAGTTTCAAGATATAAAAGTTCTCTTCCCGACATCGTTGATGGATCATAATTTCCAGGAAGATCATATCCCCAATAAATTGAATCTATTGAAATATATTCGTTATTGGGTCCAGTATATGATGCTCTTAAAGAACCATATGCACATATTCCTTTAAATGTAAATGTTCCACCCGAAATAGTTCTTAATAGACCCTCTCCGCTTCCTACATTTTCACCACGAATTGCACCTATAGTTTTATCAGATGTCGTTGCACCTCTAAATGAACCACTAACACCTAAAGTTGTGCCGTCTGAAAGTGTAAAAATGATTGAGTTTCCAGCAGATGTAGACTCTGTGTAATAGACTCCTCTTGGTCCAGTGATACCAGTGGCACCAGTGGCACCAGTGGCACCAGTGGCACCTGTGCTTCCTTGCGGCCCCTGATTTCCAGTTGGACCATAAACTGTAAAATTAATTACTGCACTGCTACTCACATTATTTCCTTTAAATTATACTGGACATCCTGGACAACGTTCTGGACCTTCTAAATGCTGATCACAAAGATTTGCTTTAATATCTAGACACGAAGAACAATTAGATGTAATTGTAAAATCTAATATACTCTGAGTATAGTAAAAGTTTTTACAAGTCACGACAAGTGGAATTCTTCTAACAGGTCTTAGATTTGCAACTCTCGCATTTCTATTTCTTGAACGCATCATACCATCGGTAGTAGAGATTCCATTAAATACTTGAGTTAACATTTTTTGACCATTTGCGACTGCCATAGTAAACTTGTAAGCATCGTCTTCTGTCAAACCATATGAATTTTCACTTGTTAGTCTATTACTTGAAAGATATGGTTCTATATTTGAATCTATATTTTCTAATACATATTGATCTTTATCATATGGATCAAATACACTCCAAGATTGAAGTCTACTAACGCTAGTTGAACTCCAATATTCATTTCCTCCAATAATTTGAGAGTCGTTAATTGCAAGAGCAGCATTTAAATCTGCTAAATTATTGTAAATATAATTCAATTCAATGATACTTGGGATATACCAATCATTGTGTCCATATGAATTTGTTGCATTTATATCCGATATTTGACGAATTGCTGAAGTAAGTGGATTTTTGTTTGACCACATATTCGAATACGCAACTTTAAATGCATCAATGTCATTTGTAATTACTTCTTCAGATACTGTTGAATCCCATGCTGGACCATTTCCAAAACTAAATCTCTTATATGCGTTTGGATCTGATGTTGTGCTTCTAAACCAATAACTTGGATTATTCAATGAATAAGAATCGTGAAGTCTTGTTGTTAATAATCCATCAACTGGATATGTTGGAATTTCTTCATTTACGACTTCAATAGGTACACCAGTATCGTTTGCTAGATGACATCCCTGCATCATTCCCCAACTAAGTTGTCTTGATCCACCGGGTTCACCACCAACAGCACTTGATATTTCAACGTCTTCAGGAGCAATTATCAATGCCCACAATATATGAATGTCTGTATCTCCATAAACTTTAGATGCGAGATACTTATATAAGTTATCACCTTCATCAAAATATTCAACAGCAAGACCAGAACCAACCAATGAATATGAATATAATCCTCTATTTGGTGTATAATTAAATCCACCTTCAAATAAGATTTCTGAAGGCCATGTAACACCATTTAAATTATACGCTTGTTGTACAAATGGAGCTCCTGCTTTCGAAAAACATTTATTTCTTTTTGATATTATTGGTAAAACACCAGGATATGTTCTTGCAAAATAATCAATTGTTCCTGTGTTATCTGTTCCGTTACCACCCTTACATGTTTTATAAGGCCAATATGGGAAATTAGTAAACTGACCTCTTGGATATATTAAACACTCAAGTGGTTCACCATGTGCCAGTGTCGGATTAACGTATGGATCACATGGATTTGGCATTCCAACAAATCCAACAAAGTAACCACCACCAAGTTTATCGCCAACCTTTAGACACGAATATGTTTGATTTTGTCCAAGTGCTTTGCAACTATTTGCTTCATCACCGATGAAATATGGATCATTATATGCGTAACCACAGCATGTCGTGGTTGAACAAGGAACACCGGATCCTTGAAATATTCCATTATCTTCCGCACATTGAGAAGCACTTTTCACTACACAATTTTGTCCAGTGCAACATGCACCTTCGAGGTCTACTGTTTGCGCGCAACATACTGGATCTCCTTCTTCGGATTCGCATGTAGATCCAGCAACAAATACCGAATTAAAGATAGAGTTACAATCCTGTTGAGATAAATTATAACATCTTCCTTGAACACAACACTTTCCTATTTGTCTTGTTCCTGCTGTACAAATATTTGATGGACATGTAAATAAATTATTTCCTATCCAAACATTGTTACAAGATTCTCCTTCATTAAAAAGTCCACCAAATTCTGTGCATTTTTCAGCAGTAGTATTTACACAACGAGTAGAATCTGTGATTGGATCATATGTACAACAAGCACCTTCGAAGTAACATCCAGAACCAGATGCTCCTGTTCTGTTTACACATGAACTTGTGCTAAACAAACCAGACACAGAATCACAATAAAGTTTAGAAACATAATCTAAACAAACTGTTTGGGATCCATCCGATTTACATAAACAACACGAACCAATATTATCCAATGTCAGATTTTGAGGAGCGTATATATTTGCTTGAGATATTCCTGAATGTGAAAGGAAAGAAATTCTTTCCATCGTAGCACCACTTGTAAACCCAATAATTATCGATGGAGATAATGCTACACCAGTATAATCTATCGGAAGATTAAATTCATTTGTTGTATTGTTCCAAACAAAATTTGGACTTATTACATTCTCAATAAGTGATGTACCGTAAGTTTCACCAGTTATTCCTTGATAATAATTTAATGTTGCATTATAATTTGCTGGCAAAGACCATGATGCGGAAGAAGATTTCCAATTTTTATTTGAGTATATTGCTTCTCTGCTAAAAATTTGATTTATGATCAGTTGACGTTCGGATGGAACCCATTTTGTTCCCGGTGCCGCCGCTGCCTTAAGTGGAGTTGTTCCAAATCCTGCGTTGCTGTTTATATAAAGAATTTCTCCAGTATTTCCAAATGGAACATTTGCATCCAAAACAGTTGCACCATATAGTGTTACTGTAAAGTTATTTGAAGTAATTCCAACAAAATTACCAGAAACTATTGTTTGTGGAACAGATCCAGAAATAGTTAAAGATTTAAACTGAGCGGTTCCACCATAACCTATTTGAAAATTACTATAAACATAATCTGAAGATATTTTTACTTCTGAATTTATTCCCAAATCAACAAATGCAACCACTTCATTTCCTGTTGATACGCCAGCATCACCCTGCAATCCAGAAAACTCAAATGTTTTACCATTACCTAAAAATGTAACTGTAGAACCAAAATACGTTGCACCAGTAATTCCTGATCCTGTTACTCCATTTGGACCTATATTACCAGTTGATCCTGTTGGACCTGTTGATCCTGTTGGACCTGTTAAACCTGTTGCACCAATTGCTGCTCCTGGAACGGCATTTGATACTAATTGGATGATGCGTGATGAACCGTATATCATTATAGTTGATTATGTTGTGTATTGAAATATTGTTGGAAGTTCAACAAATACGCTACCATTGAAATCTGACCCAACATATTTATTCACACTTCCTGCAAAAGAAAGAGGAGATCCGCCAGATGCAACAGTGGAAAGTGTTAATCTCGGTACTTGCCAAAATTTAGTTCTTGTAGTCGGATAGGCAAAACCAGGACCAGCAGAATCATTATAATATCTTTGATCACAACGAACCATTCTGACAAGTCTTAGTTCTAATCTATCTTTAAAATCATTCACTTTTGATACTTTATAACTATTTGTATTTGTAGGATCTGTTGGACTAAATTTAATTGCCCACACATCAGTAAATTGTCGAGTTCCAAAGGTTAATCCTGGATCTGTTTGTGATGTCAATGGATCTGCTGCAAGGGACCACGAAGAAGTAGATGTAAGATCTCTTTGTACATATTGTAGTGTTGCTCCATCTTTCCATGTCCCAGTCGATGACCAAACATAAGATCTTATATCAGATTGACCATTTATTCCTGTTGGTAGAGGATTTGCCGTTGTTAACCATCCTTCAGGATTGTTTATTTGTGTGTCTCCAATAGCAATTCCACCAGAATCTAATATTTTTTGTTGTAATTGTTCATCTCTACATGCTTTTGCTATAAATGCAAGTTCGTCTATACTTGGAACATACCATCTTGAAATTTGTGGTATTTTTAATGAATTTTCTCCAATATAAGGTTTAAATGCTCTAATATTTTGACAATTTATTTCTGATGTTGCTGCTGTATCTGTTAATGGATTGTCAACTGGATAATATAATCTATTCCAAACTGAACATCCTTCGGCAACAGTTGTTCTTTGTGTTGGTCCATCAGCAACAGTATATAGTGGATTATATTCTGCTGAACCTGTTGCACCATATAAAGTTTTTAATGTAATTGTACTTCCAGTGGAATTTGTTATTTTTGGAAAAACGTTAGCAGAAGCATTATAAAGATAATATTCTGCCATTGACGATTTGATAAGAGCAATCGTATTTTCTAATCCAAAATTTTTTGACCATTTCCCAGTTGTAGAATTTCTAGAGGCAGAATAATATCTAAAAGATCTTAACAATGGATCAGACTCACACTCCGAACACACTCCATTTGCATCAGAACAGGATCCAAACATATAAAACAGACCACGGAAATGTGTTAAATTGGTATATGCATAACCAAATGATCCATCATCATGATTTCTATAGGTTTCAAAACTATTATTTGCTGATAATATTGGTGGATAATTACCAACGACTACATTGAATCCCGGTGTAGTTGATGCCATATTAATATAACAATTATTTCCTTCTCCTGGTGTGTAGATATTACCAGATAAAGAAGGATTTTGTTGTAGTAATGTGTTAAATTCAATATCACAAAACGAAGTTCCACCATGTGACCATATGAATGACTTTACATCGGTGTAATAAAATTGACTTTGAATGCCCGAACCATAGAATGCCTGTGATCTAGTAGTCTGTGAAGTATTTTCCCATTGTAGTGGATTACAATTTAAACAATTAGAATTTGGTCCAAAACTTGACCAGACATCCCAGGTATTTGCACCAGCACCCGGAGTTATTGTTGGTAAATTTGATGTATTTGGACCATAAGCAGGATTTAATAATTTAATAGCATTATTTCCAGGAGCACCAGAATTTGTTCTAACAAATTCTCTAAACATTACAGGTAATTTAGAAACAATTAATAACCATGAATCATTGTTTGTTGGTCCTCCACCATCTGGTGCTGTAAATCCATAACCAGTTATTTCATATTGACTTTGATAATTTCCACATGGTCTTTCTACAGAACCGTCAGCAAGTGTTGATCCTGTATAAAAATTAAAATCAGTTCTTTGTTTGATAATAGTGCCACCAGAATATGAACCATCCTGATTTAAATCTGCTGGACGATATCCACCAAATGCAGTATTTCCAAAACACTGCGCTCCATTTGGATTAAATATTCCAACAACAATTCCTCCTGCAAATTCATCACCTTTATTTAACGTTAAGTGTGATCCATCTGTTTTTCTTATATAATAAGGTCCGTTTGAATATTCACATAAAGTTTCAGGAACAGTATCGATGCATGGAGGAACAGTTGGATCCCCGCATAAATGACCACATCCATAAAATCTACCAATACAATTACTTTGTCCTGTTACATCTGTACATACACCATTTACATTATTACAACATCCAGCGGTGCCGTCAGAGCATACGTTAAATGTTTGATTTGTATTGTAAGTATAAGAACACTTTCTACCCTTTCCTTGCCAATAATTTGTACAATTTCCAATAGTTGTTGAAGGTGTACAATTTCCAAATCCATCACAACATGCACCTTTATCTGTAAATGCATCTGTACAATCTATTGCTGCTGGATCTTTAATACAATCTGTTTTTTCTATCCAGATATATCGATTTGCAACATTATTTACATTATTCGCACAATCACATTCTAATACAAAATTTGATTCTTTTTGATATTGATCATTTTGGTCTAAATAACAACAAACGCCAAATGTGCTGCTATTGGGAACGCACTTACTATTTGGATTTCCTACATAATCGTTTGGTTTAAATTGAAATTCCGGACCATACTGAGAACAACCAGCATTATCATTAGAATCATACGATATACCAGTACAGGAATCACAACACAATCCAGGCACTGGTGGTGGTGGTTCACAATTACTTTCACATTCCGCTTGTGTTGAATATCCAGTACATGGATCTGTTATGTCCACTTCGATACATGTATATGTTGGAGAACCGGGACAGCACCATTTTTTTGTAGGAGGAACATATTGACATTGAATGCAGTCAGATACAACAAAATATCCTGGTTGATTGCATGTTCCTTTTAATTGATTAGGGTTACATTCATAAAACGGAGCACCAGAGCAACAGTTTTCATATTCTGGTTCTGGTGGATCATCTGCACAACCGTCACACGATGAAACTACATAATTTGGAGAAATACATCCACCAGTTTCGACTGATGTTTGACAAACATAATCCGGAGCACCAGAACAACAAGTTACATATGTTGGTGGTGGAATATAACCCGGATCTTCTATATTTACAGATCCTGGACAATTATTATAATCTGCGTTCCATTCTAGTTGATTTGTTTCTGAATCATAAATACCATAGTTGGCATACCAAACATCATCTAATGATATCATATTGAAAACATCAACATTTTCTGTAAAACATGGAGGATATTTTAGTGGCCAAGATATTGAATAATTGCCAGATTGTAATGTAAATCCTGCTGTTAAATCATTTGTAACAGCATATTTTGTTAATATTGATCCTGTAATGCCAGAGGGAACTACAATTGTAATTCCTTTTGCTATATCCGCAGACGGAGTATTTCTTATCAATACAACTTGAGTGGTTGGGGTTTCTCCCGCCAATAATAGGTGAGTCCACTCACTTAATATAAATGTATTTGCTTTTTCCCAATCAATATTCCAAACAAAATATCTTCCGGATGTTGCAGATGGTGTTCCTGTTGGAGAGAAGACATAATTTGTCTTCTTAATCGGTTCAACAAAATGAACTCTTTCACCATAATTAAGAATTTGCATATCAACGGTTTGCTTTAGAACATCATATTTTGTTCCAGTTAATCCGTAAAAGAAATTTGTGCTCTGATCTCTAACAATTAATTGTCCATCACTTCCACCTGATATTCCAAGGTATGGAAGTGCTGCTAAACTATAAGTTATACCAATTACTTCTGAACTATCGGAAGAGTTTATTGTAATAAATTGTAAATTATCATTTTTAGATGCAGTCGTAAATCCACGGAATGTAAGTGTTGGAACAATTACGTTACCTGTATCGTCTGATGCATAACATACACCATAGAGTATATCAAATACTCCTGATGTCTGGGTCGCACCATCAGCAAAAATATAATAGTTACCAGTTGTTCCTTTAATTTTTGGAGAACTTACAGCAGTATTATCTGAAAAAGTAGTTATCACAAATCCATTTGAATCTGTGGTCATTCCAACAATACTCGCACCAGTATTTCCAGTAGATCCTGTTCGACCTATTGGACCATTGTTACCAGTTGGTCCGGTTATTCCAGTTTCACCAGTTGGTCCAGTTAAACCTACTAGATTTCTTTTAACGTATGGACTGCTTCCGTAAATCATATTTTTACATTCTTAGTCTAGATTCAATTGCTGCAATTCTTGTTTCAAAATCATTTAATAAAGTTTCCAAATCATCTTCCGCAACACCAATTTTTAACTCTGTTGCTTTTAATGATGCGGTTGTGACATTTGTTGGAACCGCAACCTGAACACCCTGTGGTTTAACTTTTATTCCTACTCTTACATTTTGGGTGACGCTTACATTTGAACCATCTTTCCCATAGACCGCTATTGGTTGTGTAAGATTTATGATAGGAGTAAATACAGAATACACAGATGTTGTCGTTGGCGTTAATTTAACTGTAGATGATGACGTTGTTATTGAAATTTGTTTAGTCAAAGATGCCAAATCTGTATTTGGTCTTCTTAAAACATAAATATGTTTATTTGCATAATCTACAGATGTAATTGTTCCCGAGTATGAAGATGTTGTCTGTGTAACTGCAAGATTTGCTGTGATTGATCCAGGTATTGATTCACTTACTGTAATTTTTTCAACAAACCCATATTCTGTTTCAAATTTTTCATAAAATTCCGGATAATCAGCAATTGGTAATTCGTGTGAAATTGAAGCGTCTAGGAATCCAGTTTCAAAATCTGAATTTCCTAGTAAAGTTTGCATTGATCCAAGATTTGTATCATTTTGAAATGATGCTTGTATTTCTCCACCAATTCTATATCCTAGATAATTTACAATTACGCCAGTATATGAACCATGTGGAGATACTTGATAAACTGGTTTAATTATGTGATCAATATCTGTTGGTGCTAAATTTTGTAACTTTCCAGCAGTAACACCGCTTAGGAAATAGATGTCATTTCCACCAGAACCACCGCCACTACCCATATCGGCAAGAGTAGAAGAGTTGACGCTTATGGAACCATATATTACTGTATTAAATTTATTTGAGTTTGAATCATATGATTCGATAACACCAAAAACTTCTGAGGTTTCTGCTAAATCTGCGCGAGAAGCAGTATATCCAGAACTTGCAACATCATAACGAACAACTTGACCTAGTGTTAGTCCTGATACATAAGGAATTGATACTAATAATCTAGATCCACCCTGTGTTACGCTGAGTGTATTTATTGATGCTTGTATATTTGAACTGTTGCTACAACTAGGCATTTATTGCTCCATTAGATGGGATAACTTGCATCTGCTACCAAGTGGAAATTAATTACATCATATGGAACGGCACCAGCATTTATATTTATTTTAACTGTTGTTGTGTCAGCGGATGATGATACTGTCTGAGCACCAGGCGTACCACCAGATCTGGTTGCTCCTGAATATCCTATCGTTCCCGATGTTGCCTTCAAATCTCTATTTGCTGTATAGTTGTACATTTCGTTCACTACACCTTTGGGTGAGTAAACGGAAATTGTTGGTTCTTCTCGCATAATTGTTGGGAACTTGAATATTCCAAATGGAGCAGTTGGAATATATGAAAATGACAAGGTATTTAATACAGGATCAATTTCTGTTAACATGGTTTTTGAACCTGTTGTCTGTGTATCCTTATATGTTGTATAATAAAACTTTCTTGCTTTCTTTAACTTATCATCATATTGTTCAAATATATGTTTAGGAGAAGAATATGATCCATTGTATACTGCCATCGATGCCAAACTTACATAGAGAGCAGTTCCAGTAGAAACTGCATTGTCATATGCTTCTTCTACGAGTGGTATTAAATCTATACCAATTTCAACATAATCATCACTATATGTTCCTGCTGATAAAGCACTGACATCATATGTTAGTGTGTGTTTTGTCCATGATGTAGAAAGATCAATTGTTCCAATTGTTGTTTTGCTAACTTGCGATCCTCCAGAATACCTTGCAAAATAAACATTTGCAGAATAAGAAGATAAACTGCATTTAGCATAGAAACTTACAGTTACATCCTCTCCATTGAATGTTTCAATATTTTCAATTACATGACCAATGGAATATACTCCACCAGATGGGTCTGCACCACCGGGATCTGCTACACATTTTACATCAACATAATATTCTGGAGTTCCTTCAACCGAAGTACTCGCGACGGAAAAAGACTGTCTCTGAATATACTGAGAACTTCCCGATGCTATTCCCGACTGTCTTCTTATCCAATTATCAGCAAAATAAACGTTTCCTGAAGTTGTATATTGTGAGTCTCTTCCAGTATCTCTTTGCCAAATCGATAAGTCTCCATTAAACGAATAATTAATTCCATTTGTCAATGATTCTGTGGATGATGTAGATCTTTGATTTGATACACCAACATATGTGATTGGTTTGATATCAACATACCAATATGTTGGAGAAGTATCAAAAACATGACCAAGAACAGAATAACCTGAAGATGTATCTGGTTTATAAATGTCTTGTATTCTTAGTTGTCCAGTCACACCAGAAGCATTTACGTTATATGTTAATCCAGAAACTAACCAAGTTCCTTGTTTGGTTGCTGCGGTTGATATTGAATATGGAATTACTGTAGTTGTTCCATGAGTAATAATTTGATATATGTTATATGATGGTGCGGATTCATTTACAGATTCAATCATTCCAACTATAAAATCTTCTTCAGGAGCAAAATTAAATATTGTTGTGGATGCGTCTGGTGTTCCTACAATGCCAACTAGATTATTTGCGTAATTATAACTTCCACTAAGGAACCAACCATCTATTGCAGTTCTTCCTGTGTTAGTTAACCACTGATGAAAAAATGTATTTCCTGCTAAAATGTCTGGAGCAAACGATATAAAGTTACCAGCGGAGAATCCATAGTTACTAGGATTAGTTGCTGATTTAGATATTTGAACATAAATCTTATTTGTTCCAGATAATCCATCTGCACCCGAGTCATTCAGATAATTGCCTCTGTATTGAAGAACAACCCCGGCAGTTTCTCCTATTCCTAAAATAACTGGTTTTGAAACATAACCCAAAGTATTGGGTTCGCTTGTTGTTATATAACCAGATGTTGTTCCACTTAAGAAATAAATACAACCTGGAGATAAAGTACCACCAGCAACTTCTGTGAAATCTCCATTAATTCTACCAGCAAGAGTCACAACAGAATATGATGTATTTCTAGATGAAATCACACCAACCACTTCTGCTGAATCTGGATCATTTGCTTTTGCTGTAGTATAACCCGCTGAATTAATTCTTACTACAGATCCAAATGTATATCCAGAAGTTCCAGATGTAATTCCAGTAATCTTATATGAAATATTTGGAATTACAATTTCACCATTAAAACTAACTGCTCCAGCAAATGTTAATCCGGTATTTATGACACCAGATGTTCCACCGATAGAAACAGTGACAACACCACTTGAAGTGTTCAATGATGCCAATACCCCATCACCACTAGTGACACCGGAAACCGTTGCTAAATTCAATTTAGAAATAATTTCATTATTTTCTTTTATGAACCAATCATAAAATGTTGAAGTTCCAGTTAATGGTGAAATTGTATCATTAAACGCCATTTATTTCCTCATTCTGCTATATCTGTTAAATTTTGTGTATCTGCAAATGTTATAGTAACAGTCGAACCAGTTACTGTGATGTATAAAACTGGAAAGAATGTTGAATTATTTGAAATCAATCCATCTCGTATATCAAGACTAGTAACTGTCATGTTTTTTCTAGAGGCACCACATGTATTATGTGTATTTGAATCTCCTTGGGAATTGTCTCTCAGAGTTGAATCCTGTGTATCATCACACGAATCATTTGGGCAACATAATATGGTTTCGTTTGATGTGCCAACCAGTCCTATGGTATGAGTTGATTGTGTTGTTGTAAATGATTCTGAGATTGTAGAATCAATGTATATCCAAAAACTCATACTTGATGTTGGATCTGTCCACATGTACCAACCAGCAGCGCAAGAAATGGTAAAGGTCGCGGCACCCGAAGTTATAGTTGGTTCTGTTGATGTTACTAAAGTTGGAGTTAAAGGAATTGCACCTTGCCAGAATGGAATTCTATATCCGAGAGCGTTCCAGTTGGCATTCATTCTTTGCGTTAAGTTTAAATTTAAGAAAAAGTTTTCCTGGATTTCGTTTAATTCAGATGCCTGTAGCGCATAACCAGGATTGAATGCTAAAATATAATAATTCTTGGGAACAGCAAATCCAGAATAATTATTACTAACTCTACTATAATATGGAGCAGATGTTAGGGGTAAATTTGTTCCAAACGGTGAAACCATTTTTTATAATCCTTTTACGATATTTATACGAACAATCACAGAATCTACATCGGCAACTGGCAAATCTGTTTCTAATTTAGTTGTTGACAGAATTTTTCCGGAATATTGAACAAATCTTGGTTTATCTATAATTGAAATTACTGTTGAATTGCTTTTAGGTGAACCATTTGTTGGTCCTTCCAATACTCCACCAACCAAAGAATCAATTTTTGAATATGCAATATTTTTAAACTCATTATATGAAATAAACGAAGGACCAGATATATTTGTCGATCCTCCAATAATTGTATCACTATTGGTCGTAAGAATACCTTCCTCGCTAAAAGTTAAATCATATTCTTCATTTGTTTCTGGTAATTGACTGCTTGATGAATTATTTATTATTTCAACTTTAGCGGTTGTTCTAAAGATATAATCATTCTTTTTATTTAAATTGCTTCCTGATGGAACACTTTGAGCACCCGAAATACCTACTGGATTTTCCACCAAACCGAAAAAATTAACAGTTGATGGTAAAATTATTCCGGAATTTTCAATAGAAGATTTATCAAGTCTTGCATCAATCATCACATGCTGAGAATTTAATACAGAAACCGGATCAAATGCCAATCCATCTACAATATCTAAATTAACAAATATTTTTGAAAGTAAATCAGCAGATGTTATAGAATTGCTTAGTATTCCACTACTAATTGAAATTGTAATATCTTTGTATCCAGATCCTCTGCTTAAAACTTCTATTCCATTGATGATATGTGAATTATTCAACAATCCAGTTTTAAGTCTAATTCTTCCACCAGAACCACTATTACTGCTCAAAGTTAACTCTGGATTTTCTTGTGTAACTATTAATTGAGAATCGGTAAATGAAGATAAATCTATAAATGTTGAAATGATTGAACCTTCATCAATATCATCATTTAAATTAATTTGATACAAATAATAGTAAGGAGATGCAGTAGAGATTTGATTTTGATTAATAAAATTTTCAATTTTTGTATATTCATCATCTATAGTTGCTGTATCCGGAACCGTATCTGATGATTCGTAAAATATAGATATAAACTTGTCATTATTTTTCATTAAATAATTACAATCACTGCATGTGATCGAATCCGCAATAGAAAACAAATCTCCTTTTTGGTATTCTATAGTTCCAGAATCATCGTCAGTGCTTAATGGGATTTTAGCATAAATCGCACATTGTCCGATTGTTCCAGTAGAAGAATCACCACAAAATTCTTGAGTTTGTTCTAATTGAGTTTTTTGATTATCAGAATCATACAGATCAAATGAAATAACAGGAATCCACTTTGTGGTAACAAATCGTTCAATAGAAGGGGTAATTCTATAAAGAGGTTTCCAAGAATATCCATCAGAATATGCTTGAATTCCTGAAATGTGAGTTGGTCTGATATTTGAAACGTTTTCACCACGCAAATCTATTCTATTATTGGTATTATCACTTATACAAAGGTAAACATAATTATTTTGGTCATTATATGCATAATAATTTCCTATATTTTCTGAAGTACCCGACCACGGTGTATATGGTCTTTTTTGAATCCATTTGATATTTGGAACCACTGGATAAATACTATTTTGACCAACTCTTACAGAAAAATCTGATTGTTTCCACAAATCCAAACTAGATTGATTTGTATTTGATTGGTTATTATTAACATCAGATCCAACAAATACAAATAATTGATTTCTTGTACCAGTATCTTTAATGTAATTTTTAATTGTTGTACTTTTAATAGCCATGGTTATATCTCATGAACATTCTACTCCATCATTTGGAGATCCTAATTCTGCTGGATAGCATAATTCCAGCATTGTGTTGATATTTATGCCTCTAAAATTAAATACGTTTGTTTGATCTGTCCAAGAAGGAAATATATGAGTTGGTCCACAAAAACCAGTGTTTCCTATCGAACACCTGATATCATACGATAATCCACATAAAGTAATTCCAGCTAGTGTTTCGTTTATCCAATCTGTATTAAAAACTGCTGGTGCTAAATTAACGTTATAATTTTGATAATCAAAAGAAATTCCATATTCTGCATAGTTTTTCAACATAGGATATTCACATACAAATGGAATGGTTTCATCATATGTTGGTCCCTGGTAGTCTGCTAGTGTTTTTTCAAACACAACTTTAAGACCAGCGGGATGCATCATATTTAAATATGTTTCTTTATATTTGCTAAAAATTATACCAACTTTAAGAAGATAAGACCAATCTTGAATCCAATTACTGTCTTGTAATCTGGATCCATTTAGATAACTGCCACTTAACGTTCCTATACTTTCATACGATCCTGTTCCTCCCGGAAAAACGAAATTATCATCTACAAATCGCCCTCCATTTAATCTTAGTATTATTTTTTTAGGAACTTCAATATTGATCGCATCTTCATCAACACCAAAAAGTCTAGTAAAAAAATATCTAATACCATCTTCTGTTGTTTTCTTTTGGTATACCGCAGTTCTAATATTTTTAATAAACTGACGAAGATCATCTTCCTTTACAAATCCACCGTTTTGCTCAAGCGATGAAACCTGAAAACCATCCGCATAAGAAAACGCAATTTTCTCTAAAAACTCATCTGGAGTTTTTTCTACGTCAATCAAGTCTATTAATTTTTCACTTAATTTATATTGAGCACCATCTACACCATCACAGTACAACCAATCATAATATTTTTGAATAAAATCAAAAATAGTTATTGATGCATATCCATCTTTTTGACGATTTTCTGCTTCGCTGAGTATCCATGAAGGTATCTGTGAATTTATTTCAAATTGTGTATTACATGTGGAAGCGAATAAAGTTAATGATAATTCATCAATAACACTTGTCAAAGAACTAATCTTTGATCTTACGGTTGGGGTTTGACTGTTTAGTGTAGTTGAAAGCATTAGATCACGTTAACGTTGTTTGATTCGAATGTTATAAGATTATTTAATCCTATAGTAAAGTTTTTCTTTTTGAAATCTACATTCATTATTGCTGTATTTTGTATTGTTCCATTTTTAATATAAATTGCACCGGAATTAGCAATAAAGTAACCAAAGTCTCCATCTATTTGTTCTTCAGCACCCGTGGATTCATCTCTTGCCCATAATTGTAAATTAATTTTATTATTTTTACCTATGAGAGATGTGGCGTACATTTTGAGAACACCTTTCGATCCCTCTGGAAAATCAGAAATACCACAGTCAAATGGTTCAGTTATATCAATATATGTGTAAAGGGGAAGATATAACTCATTTTCAAGATTAAATGCATAATCCTTTCCGGATGTTATTTGTTGTCTAACGTAGATATTAAAATCATCTGGACTTATTATTAGTCCATTGTTTAACTTTTGCTGTATGTACTCAATGAAGTCAGATGAACTGAATGTTACGTTATATTGATTTGTTGCAGCATAATTTTGTGCAAATTCATTCTTAACATTTGCAACCGTTGTGGATCTATTTAAACTTGTATTTTGTATTCTAAAATTAAAATCAACATATACATTCAACGAATTAGATTGAACATACTCAGGAAGTACAGTAATTACACTTCTTTCTTTTAGATAATTTATAAATTCGTTTATGGTTGTATCTGATGGTGCTGTATTTGATGTTATGAATACTCTACCATATCTTGGTGGGGATAATGATTGACCACCAAATACATTGAATTGGGTTTCATCTTCAAAAAAACCAGATTCTATCAACAATGCTTTATAATCATTGACGGTAACTGCTCTTTCTTGCGAAGCAAACCATTTTGGTGCTAAAAATCTTATAGAACTTATGTTTGGTTTTGATCTTCCACCAGCAGACTTGGAAACAAGA